TACTTCTTTTGGAGCGTCAAGATACAGAGCAAACGCAGCAGGAGTTATTTCTTTTTCAAATTGTTCACCTTGGTCAATCCGTCTTGGAAATCCGTCTATAAGAATTAGTTTTGCACTAGGATCAAAATAAATATTATCAATATCAGAATAATCATCCGATACATTCGCCCATTCAGACCTTATCAACTCATCCATCAATGGTTTGTCATCAAGAGTAGCTACCCTCAACTTACAACCTCATTACCACCACCTCGAATCGATACCGCGCTTGCTGTATCACATAAGGCTTGGATTGTTGCGCCTGTTTCTAAATTCTCGTTAATTAAAGAGTATACCTGAATATCTTCTTCACCGGCCAGCTTTCGCTTGAATGCTTCGTTTGCATCCCCAGCAACTCCACCAGCTGGAACGATATGGATAGTAACCTCTACTACTCCAGTCGTAACGTTCTTTAAGGCTAGATGCTTAATAATAGACGTGGTAGAGGCTGGCGTAGTATAGAGAGTCCCTATACTTGTTCCCAATAATTGTGGATCAAAAAACGGGGTTGGTGTTGTAGCCATTAGTTAGTCGCACCTCTGCCTTGCAAATCTATATAATGCCCAAAAATGGTCATATGTATGTCGTCGTCGTCCGTCTTCCCGTTTAAATATACCCCTTTATTACAAAGGATTCGAATATTCGGGAATGGTATAGACTGATTCTGTCCAACTTCTACTTGAACTAATACCCTATCTTCTGTCGTTGAGTCGGCTTCAGACGATTCATAAATGGTTACGGTTGCATTAGTAGAACTATTTACTTGTTTATCACCGTACATCAAGAACCCAGTAATAACGAATTGTTCTCTACCTCGCGGACCGAAGAAGTTATAAGCCGTGTTAATTTCTGCTAACTCGTTAAATTGAGCCAAATCATACGGCCCATCACTCACTAAGATCTCACCAGCCTCATTAACCGCGACTTGTTGCGATCCATCGGCCATCAGTCTAACAGGCTGTGCACCTGCTGGGTCTGTGTTTAACACTAACTGTTGCAAAAGTCTTAATTGGAGTTCTAACAAACCCCTCATATCAGACTCATGGACTGTGTCGTCTACTATTAAACTCATTAAATAAGCTCTTCCTCAAAGTGACCAAAAACAGTTACACGACCGCTTGTAGATTCAGTTTCCTGGTTGATCTGTAGGTATTGATTTTTACCTAAGATGTAACCGTCAAGCTCTACTCTGTATGATTCGGTTGTGTTAGTCGTTACAGAAACTATAGGAGTAGCATCGGCCACCGCTGTTTCGTCATCGTACGCCACGTAGCTTTCAGCTATTGTCACAGTCCCGTTAAGGTTAGAGCCGGTTACAGTTGTTCCAGTGGGTGTGGTGGTGTCGTTGCCAATCCCAATATCATACGTACATACAACGTTAGCCGGAGTGAAAATAGCGTAGGAGAATATTAAAAACTTATCTGAAGTGTTTTTAATAAATAACCTCGTGTCACCAGCGTCAATATCTGAGTTTTCAGACCTCCATGCATACGCGTCACCCCTCGAAGAGGCATGTTCCAACTCAGTTTCTACGATTGCTCGGACCTCTAATTCTCCATCAACAGTGGATTTAATCTGAGTCTCGTTACCGCCTTGATTAATACCTTTAACAACAAAATAAGTCATGTTTCACCTATATAGCTATGTACTCATTGTCTTCAATAAAATAGTAAATCTGTAGCCCGTTCCCTTTCCTTCGTATATAGGCTTTATCATGTCCGTTGATCTTCTTGCCGTTACCGTCTATCTCTAATAGCTCTCCATCGCCATTATTTACATATACTACACAATCACTTTGCGGGTTCTGAGGCAACTTCACTACTGATCCCTTCTTGCCTTTTATAAACTCATTGCCAGAACTTTCGTAAATCTCATTGCTTATTACTTTTCTATTTAATAGTTTAACAGGAAACGAGGGTTCTTGCAGGCTTTTGACTTCTAGCTCAGCTATCTTCTTCAAGGCTTCTTCGTTTACAGGTTGGTATAGGTTCCTCTTCTCTAAACACTCGATTCTTCTGAATGCCTCTTCTAATCCCGAGGCGTACATTGTAGAGTCGTAGGCATCCCTAGTGACCGTTGTTTCAATGGCATCCTCCGAGCCGCCTAGCTTAACCCAAGTTTGTTGTAAATGCTTATGCAAATAGGTAACCCATGGCCTCAACTCAGGATCGCTCAAGAACTTCTTCGGGATGGGATAGTGAAACGGCGATAAATCCGTCAAAACTCACCCCCCATCTTAAGATCTATTGCTAAAGAGTGGAACGTGAAGAAGTTAGCTGAACTGGTCCTTAGTTTGAATTGGATCTGTCGAAAGGAGAGCATAGCGTAATATTCAACCCTTATCCTGTTTTCTCCATCTCTTCCCGCAGATACCCATTGTTCATTGGTAAACGTCTGGCCACCGTCAACAGAAACAGAAACCATAACTACAGGATCCTCTTCTGTGAGATTACCTATCCCCGTCTCCATGATGATTTCAGCCCTTTTCATCATCATTCTACCCCCTTCTTTACCTAATCCGGAGGCGTTAATAGGCGCTGTAATCCTTTCTCTTATCGTTGCTTGGCCGTTATCAGTGAAGGTATCATCATCTAGTTCTAGCACTTTTCCGTCAACTTTGGATTGGATTAGATGCTTCCCATAAGCATATGTATAGTCGTAGCCTAGATAGATCTCTTCACCTGCCTTGTAAGCTAGCTCGAACCAAAAATTGGTAGCTTCAGAGTAAACCCAGCTCGCCGAAGAGGTCAGGATCATTACAAAGTTTTGGCCATCTTGCTTTATGCATCGAACCCTAGCTCCGGTGAAGTCGTAGTCTTTTAACTTGTTAGCTACTGAAGGAGTAGTGACGCTCTGCGGTTCATAGGCGTTCGTCCTATAAAGAATCTTATCGTTGCCAACCCAGTACATTAAATTCTCGTTAGAGCACACACAACCCCTAGAAATCAGTCCTACAGGTGAAGTACCAGACTGAACAGCTACTAAAGGGTTAGTGCCTGCACCACCGTCATAATAAGGCTCTATCGACCGAGCACCCATCATATAAATGGTCTCTCTAAACCTATAGATCTGAACTAGGTCATCAGCAAACGAAGGGACGGTCGAAACATTCTCTCCTTGGATGGATTCAGGGTTGCCAACGTCAGCAACTGCATAATTGTCTTCTAATAGCTGCCAAATAACGAAGGTATTGATTGATACAACTGATCCCCCTGGGCTGTACGAACCGTCTGTAACAGTTGTTAATGTGTTTGTGTCTATGTTGTAAACGTAACCATTGGTATCTGAGGTTATTAATAGTTTGGACGCTATATCGCCTACAGAATCCTCAACGGACTCGAATAAGACTAAGCCTGAACCACTAATAGTCCCTATAGACGTTTCCACACCATCAGAGTCAACAGAGTAAAGCGAGGTTCCTACAACCTTATACACAACACCTGTTCGATTATGCGTGTATATGCCTCTAGGATCGCCTGAGCCGGTTCCGTCGGAGAAAGTCTTGCTACCAGGCCAAGGAAGTAATACAGACGGATACGCGCCACTAGGGACGGGTTCAGGGTACATATTCAGGGTTCTCTCTTGCGAGATAGATCTGGTTCGATTCGGATTAGAACCGCCTACCAAATTTGCCTTGATAGTCTGATAGGTCAAGGCGTCCACCCCTCTAAACCAATTACCGGAGCAGCTCCAAACCTTCCCCGCATTTCCTGCTTGTTAGCAGAGGTTAAAGCAGCGTTAAACAGGTTTAAATACTTACCCATCTGCTCATCGTCTCCAGTCCAGTTATTTAAATGGTACAAAGAGGCGTATAGATAAAGGTCAGGATAGTTAGTTAAAACGTTGTTAGACGTGTTCGAAGACGAAAGAGGGTTAAGCCCCTTGTAAAACACCATTTCAATTGTATAAGCCGATGACGGCGTTCTATCGAACTCTATCTGTGAAGTAATGGTGAAGTACTTAGGCTCACCGCTAGTGTCGGCAATCTTAAGAGCTTCCGGAGCTTTAAATTTGATGTCTTTAGTCACCGATCCATTGATCAACTGTAGTCTACGCATTTCCACAAACCTGTCAGGAAGCGCAAGGAAACGATCAGAAGTAGGGGCCGTAGCCCTTTCTTTGGATTCGTTAGCTCTTAATCTAAGCTGTTTATCAATCGTATTCTCAGCAAGGTCTATGAAATCGTCGATAAGATCAGAGATATCTGTTCTATGACTGAATCTCTCTATAGCCTGCTTAAGATTGGCATAGCTGTCGATAGCCATTAAATTTGGCCCTCTCTCGTTCTGAGCTTCTTGAACTCATTAGAGTTTAACTTAGCCACTAACCAGCGCCTATTCTCCTTAGCTAAAGGATTAGAGCCCAATTCTTTCCACCATTGCGCGATGACAACTTCAGGAATAGAGGCCACCTTATGAAAAGCGGATTTATTAGAATAGGGCGTACCCCGTTCCGTTTGGTGCCGCTCATGCTGGTTAATCCGTAAATACTGGCTAACATCCTGAACGATCTGAACGTGAAACTTATCATCGTGCGGATCTTTGTGATAAATCTCTGTGACATCGCCGTCTCTTTCCGTTATCGCTTTCATCAAAATTCCACCGGAGTAATGGTTATTCGAGCGCCTGTAGTACCTTCTAAATAAGCTATGTGAGAATGCCCGGAGACATCCAATAGAACTGGAGAATCTGCACCAACAACTGGAGATGAGTTTGTGGCGTCAACAGATGAGTTACCAGGCAAGAAAAATACCGTTCCACCGCTACAGATTAGAACATACTTAGCCTTATTCCCCGTAGAATCGTTGGGAATAGCTGATCTAGCACTAGTGCCGCTAGTAGTAGCTCCAACGCCTTCAACTGAAATCTTCATACACTTCATAGTCACCTCAATAGCCCCTCCGAAGAGGGGCATTGTATTAACGTAAAATCGCTACAGTAAAGAACACTTCAACCGTATTAGTAGATGCACCATCGGTCTCAATCTCGATAGCATCACCTGCCGCTACAGTTCTGGCCCCAGTCGGTCGTGATACATCAACATCACCAGCCGCCGAACCACTTTGTGTTACAGTAATAGCGCCATTAGTTACCGCAGTGCCGCCAATCTTTGGAGTAAGAGTAGCGTCACCAGTACCGATAGCACCATTGATTACCGAGCGTATTTCGATAATATCTCCCTCAATATTCTCCGGGACTGGTATATAACACTGACCAGCCGTAGAGATATCTGCGAGATAGCCGTTTAAAAACGACACATTACCGTCAAAAGCAGACATTGATCACCTCCTTAAAGGTTTCGTTATATGCCCCCATGTTCTCCGTGTCTTTATAGACTTAACGGTAGCTAAGGAGCAGTTAAATTTTTTTGCGATATCTTTATAAAGTCCTGGGGACATAAATATTAACATCGCATCATCCTCCGTTATTGATGTCATGTGATGGCTTGAACCTTTTGGCTGGCTATTAACTCTCCGGCCCTTAAGGTCCATATCTTTAACGTTATCGGCCTGCGTTCCCAGTGTCAAATGTTTTGGGTTGACACACTTTCGGTTATCGCACGAATGCATAACAACAAAGCCATGGTGATCCTCGCTTTCTGGTATTGGTCCATTATGAATTTCCCATGAAAGCCTATGAGCTAAAATTTTAGCCCCTGACCTGCCACCAGAACCTATAGACCCATAACCATCAACACCGCTGGCAAGCCAATTCCAGCAGTCGTCATCACCTCGCTTATCAACCTTCTTCCAAAACCTATCCTCTAAGCTTCCCCTAGCGCTAGGCCCAGGACTAGTTGTTCCGGTCCTTCTGAGCCTGCCGTAATGCATTGAGCAAAGCTGTCGAGATTTAACGTAAACTTTTTTACTGCAACCATCAACTGAACATGACATAGGCAACCCTTACTAGTTAAGTAGAGTTGCCAGTTTACCACAAGCTAAGACGATGTCAAATCGCTCACAATACCTGAAGCCGCTTCATTGACAGAAACTAAAGTAACTTCCATCAATAATTGCACTCGGTCTGTGTCGCCAGTCTTAGCAAGGTCCATTCGCTGGAACGGTCGGAGTTCTGCAATTTCCCATTTATCCATTTCAAGAACCAAAGCCGATTCGGTTTCTTGGAAACGGTTAGGAACCACTGCCATCGTGCCAAAGTCCGACACATACACATCAACAGCGTTAACGATGGTCTTTTTCTCTGCGTCAATATTCGAAGTAGAGCCACCGCTAAACTGAGAAA